CCATTATACTCCCATGATTGTATTTTACCATTGTCGTTACTATTCTCCGATAATACGGTTAGCGGGTGAGTCGGTATTGTTGTTTTTACCCCAACATAAGTTCCATTGTCGAAAATTTGGCTGCTTCCTATCGCTTGTGCGCCCGTGAATTTCGGAACAAAATTAGCAGTGCCACTACCTGTAATGTCATCATTTGGATTTGTATCCACCGTAACAGTACCACCGCCTACGCCGCTTACACTCGAAAGCGTTACGGAGTTTGTACCGCTTGTGAGCGTTTGCGCCTCATTTGTTGCACTTTGGTCGGGCGCAATCGTTGTAACAGGCACGTTAAAAGTGCTATTAGGGTCGCTTATGAACAACGCGCCACTGGCAACCCCAAACGCCGTATTTGTCTCATTTGTTATACTTTGGTCGGGCGCGATTTGGGTAACAGATACTGTTAATGAGCCGCTTGCGTCGGTTATTTGCAGGTTAGGGCCGATAACGCTGAAACTGGAGTTTAATTCGTTCGTGTTGCTTAGGTCGCCCGTGTTCGTCACCGTAGCAACGCCAGCAGCAACGGCTACACTTGTGCCAGTACCAGCAGACACGCCCACTATCGGCAGCGTAACGCCTGCGCCACCCCCTGAAATACCTAAAGCCTGACCCGCAAGTGATAGGCTTTGTATCTCGTTTGTCGCGCTCGCATCAGGCAAGGAAAAGTTAGGGTAAGTACCGCCCGCGCCCGTAATAGTTACGGGCTGGTCGGGGGCGGTATTGCTAATCACGTTACCCCCGCTAATGGCAATGCCAGTACCAGCCGTGTAAGTAGGGCCAACGGGCAGCGTTACGGTATTGCCTGATGAAATGGTTAGGTCGCTGCCTAAAACACTAAGCGTCTGCAACTCATTCGTGCTACTCGCATCTGGAAGCCCAAAATTAGGGTAACTGCCAGTTGCGCCTGTTATGGAAACAACTTGGTCGGGGGCAGTATTGGTTATTGTTGTGTTTGTTCCTGTTGCGGCTAATCCGATGCCAGTCCCAGCGGTAATCGTTACATCTGAACCCGTGGAACTATTAAGCGTAACGGGTGAACTTGTGCCTGAATAGGTTAAATCCGTGCCGACAATGGGTAGCGAACTTACATAGTCATATACCGCCTTCGCTGTTGGGCTTTGCTGATGCGTTGCGGCTGCACTGATTACACGCACGATACTTGTAAGTATTGCGGTGTCCAATTGCAGTTTTTCGGTGGCGCGTATTTTTTTAGCGGCAACTTCGGAGGGCTGCGCACTGACTAAAATGGCAAACGCGGTAAATAATAAGGTTATTAAAATTCTCATAATACTAATATATTAACGGTTAAGTCGCCAGAAAATCCTGAAAAGTGTAGGCTGCCCTCGAATTGGGAACAAGCGACCACTTGATACGTCGTATTAATAGCCACAGCATCGCCGTACTGGTTTCCACTCGCTACGCTGCCCACGTTGACGGTTTTGGGGGTGGTGGCCTTGATAGCTACCGATACCGACCATTTCCCCGTACCAATAGACACGCTGCCCGGCCCTGTGAGCGTAGCGGATATGTTGTTTGGCGAACTTGGTGCGCCCTGCTGCGTGAATTTGTTCAGTGCGGAATAAATCACAAATGAACCGCCGGGATAGTCCACGTCAATCGTACCAGATACCGCAAGACTTGTTGCGCCTTCGGCATTTGCTGTTGTTACGGTCAGCGTGCTTATCTTTCCTGTTTGGGGATTAAGCAGCATTATATCATCGCCCGGCAAATACGAATTCGCTTTTGCTGGGAAGCGTAGCGGTAGCGACGTTATCGCGCCCGCCGTTATGGCTGTATTAGCATAGTTGGTTGCAAGTGCGGCCAGTGCAATATTACTATCAGCGTTGAGGGGTTGGCCCACGACACTACCAACAACCGTTTGCCCGTTTGGTGGCAATGCTTGTATTTGCGGCACTTGTTCGCCGCTATCAAGTTCACCAACACCAATAACGCCGCCGCCGGGGTTGTCAGGTTCTATTATGTTGTCATCGTAGCCTTGTAAGAACCATTCACCGTCGAGCAGTTCCTCATCGGGGTTGTATGTGCCTCCTAAAAATACCCAAAACTCGTCTTGCGCATCTACAAACATGGTAGCGTGTGCGTCTAAATATCGCCCCAATACCGTGCCTTGTAGCCGCTTTCGTGGCGAAACATGGGCGGTAAGTATTTCGCGTACCACAAGTTCCTCGATGGCAAAAATAGACCCGCCTGACTGGTGTTGCCAGTCCGCTTCCGAATCAACCCACACACCCGCTGGGCCGTTGCGAACCTGCATCTTTGTTGGTGTCCAAGATTGTAAGGCTTGGCCAAAAAGTGGCTGTATTTCCACTTTTTCTGAATTAGCAGGGTTGCCCGTGGCCGTGTACTTTTTGGTGTCGTAGAAATTTTCACTGCTGCTACTATTAACAATCTGCAATACCAGATTTTTAGTATCCCAGTTATCGACCGTTGCAAAAACATTATTCCCATTAGCGTCAAGTATTGAAAGTTGCTCGAAGTCTATTTTTATATCCTCCGAACCATTGGGGAAAACGGGCGTGTATATGGAAAAAGTCAACTCACCCTCTTGGCTGCCTTGAAATATAAAGCCAGTCGATAACTCTGCAACATTGGACGTTCCAAGCCATACGGGCGCGTCCAATTGTATTATATTCGTATTCGGCACCACGCTACTGTTACGGTCTAACGTGGTGGTGTCGGCCTTTACCGTCATGCCGAAAATAACACGGAATGGCGTGCCGGAACTTCCGCCCGTGACCTTGTACGAAATTGCGCCGCTTATAATTCCGTATGCGCCATCCAATGATATAGAGGTAAACCCAAATACATCATATTCGCCCCCCAAAGAAGTGTTACCCCACCGCCAAGATTGACCCGCGAGCCAGTTTACAAAAGTGCGGTGTTCGTACGTCGCTGTAACCTCTCGTAATGGCGCAAACCATGTGTATTTCATCCCTTCCAACTTTGCGCCGTTTATGTTATTGACAATGGGGAATTGTGTATTGCCGAAAGTGCCGCCGCTCTTGAAGTTTGCGTTTTTGTCGAAAACACGAACCGTCCAACTTCCAGCCTCACGGGCATTCAGTTGCTCGAACCGCCAAATACCATCTGAATAATAGATACGCGCCCTGAATACTTCGCAAATAGCATTCAGCACCGAAAGGCAGTCCATGAAAGTATATTGCCCTGTTTTGTCATCCTTTTTAGCAAACACCTCGCCCGCTACCCTTGTATGTGCAGACGGGCAAAAGTTGGCGGCTGGCGTACCATGGTTAATGCACCGCCATTTCATACTCGTTCCTATGTAATTTGCATCAGCGGCGTAGTATATCGATGTCGTGTTTATGTATGAAAGTATCTCCAGTAGATGCCCCAATATTGTCCGTTGCGGCTGCACTGCAACGCCGTTTGAGTAATCCTTTTTTTTCAATGCTGCCAATCCATCTACGCACGCTATTTTGTGTGGGTACGGCCTATCCTCGTCAATGCCTTCGCTTGCGTCGGTAATTACATAGCCAACCCAAAATAATCTTTCTGCCTCTGCAACTTGCTTGCGCAATATCCGTACCGTGAAGCGACCTTCAACTCCATTTGTCATATCATCGACCAATTCTTGCGCCCCAACACTATCAACAACAAGATTTATATTAGCACTGCTACCCATAACCCCGCCCAAATTCGATTCTCCGCTTGGTGAATCCCATGATAATTCAAAGGCAGGGGCATAGCAGTCCCCTTCGGTAACCGCGCCCGTGAATTGAGTATCGTCAATTTCTATTGTGTACTCCGTACCATAGTTACCGACAATATCGCTTATTCGTAGTCGTGTAGCCATTATCGTGTAGTTCTTTTTTGCCTTAACCGCGCCTTATCCTGCAATATAAGTAGGTCATTCCCCGATATTACACCCCTAACACTAACCTCTTGACTTCCGCCCCCGATAATGTTTTTGAGTTTTGAAAGCGGCGCAATTACTTCGGGGTCGATATTTGCGTTAGGATTATCACCAACCATTGCCAGCGTTTCACCATAAGCCAAACCACCCTTCGCAAGTTTAGGGGCTTGTATCCTGTTCGCAAGACCGTTCAACAACGCACCCGCAACACCCGCCGCACCTGCCGCCGCTACCAAGTTCACAGGGAATGGTAAGCCCTGTAACGCTTTCGACACGGCGGCAAATATACCTTGTACCGCGTATGCCTTCGCTACCTTAATCGCGCTCGATGCTGCCGCACGGGCGAAGTCTGCAAGGTTTGTGCTGCCCTCGTTCGTTAGTTGAATAATTGAAGCCTGTACCGCCTCAAACATCGCTTCTTGCGCCTGTCCGTTTCTTAGAAACTCTTCGACAAGGTCGCTTAACCCTTCGCCAAGCGATTGAAACGAAAACTGCAACTCTTCCAATCTTAAACCCGTACCCGCAAACGATTCGTTTGTTTGCGCCAGTACGTCGTTTATGGTTGCAAATCCTTCTGATGCGCTTATAGAGCCGTTTTTTATGCCCGCCAATGTTTCCCCGATTAATGCAGAATCTTTTTTGAAATTCTTTATTGCATCGGGGTCGTATTTTGGCGCAAAGTCGGCTATTTGCGGGGCGGCTTCTTGTGACGATACTTGACCCAATGCGCCCGCTCCTGTTGGTAAAGGCGCAAAGTCCGCAACACTTCCAAGCCCCTTTTTTGCCAAGTTGCGCAACGCCTGTATTTCTTTGCCGTCAATCTTTGCCCCTGCTTCAACTAACTTTTCAACACCCTTTTCAATACCCTTTGCAAATTCATCGAACGCTTCATCTGTGCCAGTCGAGCCTAAAGCGGATGCCTTTTTTTGGATGTCAGAAAGTTCTTTGTTTACCTCGGCATAGACTTGCGCAACCGATTTTACCTTATTCTTTTTCGCATCTTCGCCCGCCAATTGCGCAGCCGTTTGGGCGTTGCGCTTTGCCTCGTTGGCGTTGCGTTGTTGGGCCAAACTCTTTTCTTGGCTCGTTAAATCTACGTTTGCCTCGATAACCGCCCGTACTGCTTTTTCCTCGTTTTCGAGTGAAGAAACAGCCCTTTGGGCTTCTTCTAAGAATTGCTTTTGCGCTCCCCCACCCTGTGCCTCAAATGCCGTTACACTACCAAAGCCCCCCGTTGTTTGCTGGAACTGCGAAGATTTGTTTTTTGCTGCTTCCGATTGTAGGCGGTTTAGTTCCTCTTGCGCGGCTATCTTTTTCTTGTCTATTTCAATCAGTTTGCCCTCTGCTGCCTTCGCCCGCGCAGCCTTTAATATGTTGGCTATATACGCATCGTAGGACGTTGTAAGACCTTGTACTTGGCCGTTCTCCAGTTTCAAACCGCCAAAGTATTCGGGATTGATGGCGTTAAGCCGCTTAATGGCTTCCAGTTTTTCGTCTTTGGTGCGGTTTTCGTCTTTGAGTACGCCAATGAGCGTTTGAACCTGTACTTTCTGCTCCGATATTGCGTCGTTTGCTTCGCGCTCGATGCTTTCCAACTGGCGTGTGACATGCAAAGCCTGTTCGGTGCTTTCGGATAGTTTTTGAAAGCCCAAATACAATGCACCTATAATAGCGACGGCTGCACCCAAATACGAAAACTTCATTACCGCACTAAGTTTGCTCCACTTGTCCGCAAATCCAAGCACAAGGCCGCCCGCGTTCGTAATGCCACTACCCAAAAGGCGAATCGTTGCGATAATCTGCTGGCCCGCTCCAAACAATAAGCCAAAAGCCTTTATCACGGCTGGAATAGCGGCTGCATACAGCGCAAAGTTGAATATGCTCTTTTTTGTTTCGGGGTCAAGGTTTTTGAACATTTCGACAAGTTTGCCTATCTTGTCGCTCATCGCTTGCGCAACAGCATTCAGGTTGTACGCCTCATTTATGCCGTCACCAATGGCCGCAAAGAATTGCGTAATTGCGCTGCGCGTGTTGTCAATTGCGTTTTTTATACCACCCTGAACCCGTGCGTTTTTCTCTAACTGCTTGGTGATGCCGTCTATAAACTGGTCGGCACTTATACCCGCGTTCCTTATACCCTCGGCTGTTGTTGTCCCGAATGCTTCGCGCATGGCCTTGGTAATGGATGGCAGGTTCTCTTTAACAACAATTAAGTCTTCATTCATGACCTTGCCTTTTGCGCTAATTTGTGCAAACTGCCTAACAACCCCCTCCAATTGTTCCGCACTACCACCAGCCGCCGCTACACCGTTTGCGAGTTCTACCAACGTCTTACGGGCGCGCTCTGCTGAAAAGCCAACCGACTGGAGCGCAATCGAACCTTTTACGGCTTGTTGCAAGTCAATGCCCGGCGCAAGCGCAACTTTACGCAACGCTTCCAACTCTTTGCGCGTTTCGGCCATACTGTACCCTGCATCGCGCATAGTAGTTTCCATTGCCAATCGCAACGCCTCGAAGTCGCCCGCCGCTTTTACCGCCAAACCACCAATAGCAAGAAAGGGAACGGTAAATGCCGATGCCATAGAGTTTGCAACGCCGTCCAGCACTTGTGCCGTCTGACGAAAGCGGGTTTCGACTTTCCTCAACTCCCTGTCAAGGTCGCGGTATGCTACCCCAATCCGTATATTTAAATCCGCTATACTTGCCATTTAATTTGCGTTTAGCATCGTTAGGGCCATTTGTTTGAATTTATCAATATCCGCTTTTTGGTCGGGCGTTATCTCTTTGAATTTCACTTTGCTGCGCTCCCATGCGAATAGGGCCAAGGCTGTGGGCTTTATCTGTTTTTTGCCCATGTGCGGCAAAATAGACCAGTATGCGATTTGGCGGGCAATTGTCCAGCGTTCCCGCTCATCTCTTTGTTTGCCCTGTATTCGGGCAACAAAGTAGCGTGGCGTGCATTCCCAAAATTCGTTCTCGGACATACCAAGCCAGCCGCCCAACTCAATCATACTTTGCCAAGTGTCTATTTCTTCAACTCCCCCGCCTCGTTGCTATCACCAGCGACCTCCTGCGCGTCATCCTTTTGACGTGGTAGTGATTCTGTAATCATTTCCATGACCTTAATAAGATTTTCGCCATCCATCCACGCGGCTACGTCGTACTCGTTGCCCGTGAACGGTTTGCGCGTAATATTACCAGCGGCAATAAAGGCGCACATGGTAAAATCAACGAAAAACGCTATTTTGACATTTGTGACATCAAACTCGCCATTTTCATTTTGCGGAATCGCATTTGCAAAACCGCTCAACGCACTACCCCCAAAGGTTTTTTCGTATTGGTAAAATGCAGCGTTGCCAAAAATAATTGGCGTTTGTTCCCCCTTAAATTCTATGTACTTAACCATATTTTATTGATTTGAATTTTGCTTTATTTGAAAAAGGGCGCAAGAAAGGTGTAACCCACTTGCGCCCAAACATGAACGTACAAAAATTAAGGGTTCGTAGCCTCGGTTAGTGTGCCTGTGCCAGTTATCGAAAATTCAAAGGTTACGTTTTCATCCGTACCGCTCGAACTTACAGAAAGGTTGGCTAAGTACCCAGAACCAGAGTAGATTTTGTCGCCCGACACGGTCGTTCCGTACACCATAGATGCGACGGTTTGAGCATTCCAAAGCGCAAAGAAGTCATCAAAGGTGGTTGTCCCGTCGTAGGAAAATAATGCCGTTCCTGAAATCTCCCACGTTCGTTTGGCGGGCAAAATATTGTTGAAGCCGCCCGAATCCTTACACGTAGTGTCTCGGAACTCTTGCGACAAAGATAGGGTTGCGTCGGTCAAGCAGGACACGACAGCCGTGCCTAACTTGATAACCATGATTCGCGAATTTACAATACCTGTTGTTGGCATGGCTTAATTTTTTTTTGTTATGAATTTACTTTTTGACCCTTGTTCTTGTATCGTTCCTGTTTGTATTTCCTCTTGATTTGTTTGTAATAGCACGGCCTTCGCTTGTGGGCTTAGTTCGGTACAACCGCCCGGCGCGAGTGCGTCCTTGCGTTGGGGCGTGAAGTCTGAAACTTGTATAACCGTGCCGTCCGCTATCAGTGCTGCGCCCGTTGCGTCATCCATTCGAGCCGTTGATCCCGCCAAGAATGTTTTATTGGTGTTTAGTGGGTCTTTGTAATCCTTTAGAAATTTGTACCTATCTGACATATTTTTTAGTTTTGAATAGTTTTTGGTACGCCTATGGGCATATTATCTAAATTAGCATCAGCATACAAGTATCTTTGCCCCGCAACCATACCGCCCGCCATCGCCGCTTCGTCGCTTACAAACGACATCATGCCAGTATTGCCGCCTTCGATAACCTTCGGCACACCGACGGGCATACCGTCTAAATTAGCAGGGGCATATAAGTACATATCGCCCGCCTGTAACCCCGCTGCAATCGCCGCTTCATCGCTGACATAATACCGCAATGATGAATTTGCAGAACCATCTCCACCGCGCTTGATACGTACCACATAGTTATGTACATGGCGGTAAATAATCATTTGCCCGTCGCTGCCTTGAACGTCCACAAAGTCTTGGCTACCTGAATCGAAGTGGATGCCGTCCACTGGTATAGTCTCGCCCATGAACACAACGTCGCCCATCCACATATCTACTGCTTCCCGTACCAATTCAGCATGTGCGCAATTTTCGCCGTATTTGGTGGAATATATATCTACCTGTACAGTGACATTATCCACTTTTGAAACGTGCGTTTTATTGGTGGCGGGATTTATGTTTACAACCGTGGCGATAACAAACGGATACGTCGGGGCGTTTGGCGCATGTAACGGATATACTCTATCCCCAAAGGCTGTGTAGGCGTTTGGGAAGTCGTTTATCAGTTTGCGGAAAATGCCCGGTATATTCATTTTTTTCCTGCTCGTTCGATTACTCGTTTTAAGTCCCTAATTACGCCATTCTCAACACCCTGCTTCATTCGTAGCCAAGTCGGCATGATAAACGGGCTGCGCTGCTCTACGATGTGCGTATAGTACGCATCCTGCCTACCGCCCGGACCAAACGTTCCACTTGGATTTTTTTGAAACTTTGCGCCCACTTGAATACTGTACTTTGCCCCCTTGAACCTGAACAACTTGAACGACGTTGCAAGGTTGCCCGGCTTGTATATCGCAACCACTTGGCCTTTGCCGCGTGGCGTTCGTATGCTTTTGTTCAATCCAGCCTTCCGATACCGCTTGTGCGTTTTTTTGCCATGTGGTGCGGCCACGAATAGCGCATCGGTAATAGGTTTTGCGTTTTTGCCCAATATGCGCGACGTTTGCCGCTTGGATGTTTCGCTCACCAATCGCAATCGCTTTACAAGTTCGTTTATCTCGTTATTTAGTGCCATTACCTTGCTGATGAACAGTTTAACTTATATCGAGCGTTTAGCCTGTCCTTTTCGATACTGTTAATATCGAAGTACATGCCATCGAATGAAATCCTATCCGATACCGTAACGTCCGTATTGCGCACCTCAAACACCACCGAACGCATGGCAACATTTATGCCATCGTCGAACGTTTCGCCCGTGCCTGTTAACGGATAAGTAACCGCCGCCCAGACTTCCAGTAGGTTTGCCCATGTCGGCACTTTTTCAGAGTAGGCATTTTCCGTAAGCGTTTGCCGTTGTATCTGTATAAGCGTGTCGAGCGTCCCAATAGTTTCC